CTTTAAGTACGAAACCCCAAGATTCTTAGACTCAGCGATTTTTATTGCAGGTGATGCAGCATCTCTTCCGTACTCTAGTGATGCAGCAGTAAAAGCTTACACTCCATCAGGAACGGACACATTTATCAAATACAATACAACTGGTATTAACTTAAAGAAATATGGTCCAAACGATAAAGTAAAGATTGCACTATCGGTAATTAATAAAACAGCAAACTCAGATGCACCAGAGTATGTGTCTATTCAGATAAGATTTAAAACACCAACTGCAGATGCAGTTCTTGGCAAGGCAATATCAACATCAACCTGGACACCATCACAAAGTAGATATCTAGTTATTGAAGAAGATATTGAAAATATTGCTTTAGGCTCTGGCTTCGTCTGGGATAGCGTAAACTCAATTGAGATTTATGTTGCAGCATTTGAGGGAACTACAGAGTCAGATAAATTTTATGTGGTGTTAGATGCGGTTCGTGTTGACAACGTTTCTTCCACAACACCTGTTTATGGTTTAGTGGGATACTCTGTAATTAAAAATACAACTGCAGAAACAGTAAACAAGAAGGCAAACGCATCTACCCTGGTCGAATTTAGATTTGTTGTAGATGTGGGTGTGACTGTATAATGGCAGATGCTGGAATTAAAAAGGTAACAATTGCTGGTAGCACACTACCACCAATCATTGTTACAAATGCTACAGATGTTGGTAAATACTATCTTAAATTTCGTGTAGTCTCAGAAGATAGGTCAAAGCGTTCTGCTTACTCACCAGTCACAATTATCGATGGCGTTGACGTAAGCGGCAATGACGTAAAGTGCCAATACTACTCTGATGAACAGTCATTTAGAATTAACTGGACAGTTCCAGATATAGTAAAGCAAACAACCTATGACGTATATGTAAAATGGTTTGATGGAGCAACTCCACCATCCACTTGGACGTATCACTCTACAGTAACCTCAGCACAGGCGACACTAAAGATTCCAGCTACAAACAAAGCTAATGTTCAGATTATGGTGCAGACTGAGACAGACCCACATATCGTAAACGCCCCTGCAAAAATTTTCCAGACAGGCTCCCTGTCAACCTCACAGACCAATATTACGGTAACAAATATTGACGGAGGTGGGGTAGCATAGTGTCCGTTCCATATGCTATAATATAACCATGCCGATTCTACCAATTTCTAAAAACCAGCCAGTTGACTATGCCACACTACAAAGCCTAGTAACAACAGTAAATGACCTTGAAACAAAGGTTGACCTTAAGTCTGGCAATTCTGCCATCAATAGAACCGTAGCTAGAACAGGCGATACAGTTATCGTTGCCTCAGTAGAGCCACTTACTGGAACTGCTAAGGCAAATACTGAAATGACATATCAGTGGAAAATTGGTGACATCAAGGGGGTAACCTTCAAGTCACCACCAGTGGTAACAGCAACTATTGTAAGTGACCCAATCAATGAATCTGTTGTCGGAAATAGTGCCTTTGTCTCTATCTCAAAAGTTTCTATTGGTCAGGTAGATGTTAGAATTCGTTTCACTCAAGATGGTCCAATTAACCTAAGTCTTAGCCTAATCGCTGTTGGACTTTCAGCAACAAGTTAGAGGTTTGCATGGCAGCCGTAAGTAGAGAAGAATATAATTCATTGCCAGTAATTCCTGGTAGTAAAAAAGTCTGGTTTCTAAATGGAGACCTTGTTCGTGTCCATCACCTGAATCGTTCTAACGGAATTATGTCTGTATATAACATTATTAAAGATAGGATTGAAAGCTGTCTTATTAGTGATTTTAAAAAGAACAGAGAACGTGCCTATACTGTTGGTGAGACAGCAGCTCTTGTAAATAGGCACAAAAAGTATATGCCCAGCCTAGTTAAGCGTGGCATCCTTCCAGAACCAACAGGTTCACAAAAGGGTGGTGCTAGAGGCTGGCAGGTAAGAAGCTATTATTCAGAGTCGCAGGTTCGTGAACTTCGTGATATACTAGCATCCTACCACCACGGTAGACCTCGTAATGATGGACTAATCACCAACGATGTAACTCCTACAAAACAGGAGTTGACAAGACGTATGGGAGATGGTATACTTACATATACGAGAACAGAAGACGGCAGGTTCATCCCTGTCTGGTCGGAATCAATTTAGCCTTGAAAGGGTATGAGATGAATAATGATGACACCAAAGTAACCGTTGGACTTGGTTACACACTAAATCTGGGAAACTTCCAGTCGCTACGTATTGACCTTAGCGTATCTGACAGCAAGCGTGAAGGTGAAAACACCAATGATGCCTTTGAGCGTGTTTACAGCTTTGTAGAAACTAAGCTGGCAGAGAAGGTTCGTGAGTCAGTAGAAGAGACCGAGAACAAGTAATGGCTGAACGCAAAGACCGAATGGCTTTGCTCAGTCGCTATGCTAAGTTGCATACAAAGCATTACGAAGAGCGAGTAACTCTTAACCTTAACGTTGAGCAGTGGGCTGCAGATGCACTCATTGAGTCGTATGGGTTACCAGAGTGCTACGATTTGCTAGAGTATTATTTCAGCGTTGCACAAAAGCCTAACTGGAAATACTTTGCTAACTATGCTCACGATATCATCGACAAGCGTGAGCAGATTAAACAAGACCTAGAAGAGAGGGCTATACGTCGTAAGATGGCTAAGGAGTGGCTAAATGAGTAACACAGAATCAAAACTAATTTCGGCGGTATTGCAGGATAAGCAGGTACACGTATTGCTACAGGCAAACGTAGAAAATATCCTACGCACACATACCGACATTTGGACATTCATCCGTAACTACTCTGAGGCAAATGGCACAGTCCCACCTGTATCTCTAGTGGTTGATAAGTTCCGTGACTTTGCCCCGATTGATGGTGTTGGTGCTACCAAGTATCATCTAGAAGAATTACAGGCAGAGTTCCTAAACGATAGCCTGAAAGATGTTCTACGCACAACTGCTGCTGAAGTTCAGGCTGGTCAGGGGACCAAGGCACTAGAAGAGCTTATTCAAAAGACTTCAGAGCTAAAAAAGAACACAGCAGTTATCCGTGACATTGATGCTACTGATATTGATTCTGCTGTTGCCTACTTTGAAGAACTAAAGCGACAGAGCGAGATTGGCTCCGTTGGCATTAAGACTGGTCTTCCAGGATTTGACAACTATCTACCTGCTGGTATTACTCCAGGTCAGCTAGGCGTGTTCCTAGCCTACCCAGGTATCGGTAAGTCTTGGTTTGCCCTTTATATGGCGGTACAGGCATGGAAGCAAGGTAAATCACCACTAATCATCTCACTTGAAATGTCAGAGACAGAAGTTCGTAACCGTGTATTTGCTATCATGGGTGAGGGTCTATGGTCACACCGCAAGTTGAGCAATGGTCAAGTAGAGATTGACGACCTAAAGCGTTGGCACTCTAAGGAACTTGCTGGTAAGCCAGAGTTCCACATCATCTCTAATGATTCGGGTGGCGAAGTAACGCCATCTGTTATTCGTGGAAAGATTGACCAATATAAGCCAGACCTAGTTATCGTTGACTACCTACAGCTTATGTCGCCTAACCAGAAGTCAGACAATGAGACTGTTAAGATGAAGAACCTTTCTCGTGAACTCAAGCTTATGGCTATTAGCGAAGAGATGCCTATCATTGCTATCTCGTCTGCCACACCAGACGATGTTACTAAGCTAGATACTGTTCCTACACTTGGACAAACTGCTTGGTCACGTCAGATTGCCTACGATGCTGACTGGGTGCTGGCACTAGGTCGTGCGACTAACTCTGATATTCTAGAATGTGTTTTCCGTAAGAACCGTAACGGATTTATGGGAGAGTTCTTGGTCCAGGTAGACTTCGACAAGGGCTGGTATAAGTACAAGGATTATGAAGAAAACTAGTTATAATGGAGTATGGAGAATTTACACCATAAACCAATTAAGCAGTTTAAGCTGGAAGGAAGTATCCAGGATGAAGCAGCCATAGTCAGACTAAAGGTCGAATATATTAGGTTGCTAAATTCTGAGATGCGTCTAAATGGATATGCCCCAAGGCTTGACATTGACCCAGACTTTACGATAGAATATATACAGAGTTCAGAAACATTTAGATTTACACTATCAGTATACGGAACATATGTAGGAAAGAGAAAAGCAGAATGCATACAAGGAATAGACGGAACGCAGGTACTAATGCGTATAGTCAAGAACAAATCAAAAGAGTCATCACTGGGTCAGGAATCAACATTGAATCAGAAGTAGACTCAGACTACTTGATTTTTTGTCCTTTCCACAATAACTATCGAACACCTGCTGGTGAAGTAGATAAACGTTCTGGATTCTTCTTCTGCTTTTCGTGCCAGCATGTGTGTGGTCTTACAGAACTTGTAATGCATGTATCTGGTCGCACATACTTTGAGGCTGCACGTTTCATCAAGTCTAAGGAAACCGAGACAGACCTAGAGCTACAGATTAATCAGACTTTAGTTAATAAGCCTGACTATGTTCCATATGACGATGTTCTAATGAAGCGACTAAATGTCCAAGCACTTGAATCGCCAAGGGCAATGCGTTATTATACTGGCAGACTTATTACGGAGCCATCCATTAAGAAATTTGGACTTGGCTTTTCGGAAAAGCAAGATATGGTAACTATTCCAGTACACTCTCCAGATGGCATTGCTGTAGGCTTTGTTGGGCGTTCTGTGGAGGGTAAAGACTTTAAGAACACACCTGGACTACCAAAGTCAAAGGTACTATTCAATCTACACAGAGTAAAGACTGCTGGAAAGGTGTATGTCGTTGAATCATCATTCGATGCCATTCGCCTTGACCAGTGTGGCTTTCCTGCTGTAGCAACATTGGGTGCTAACGTATCCAACTTTCAAACAGACTTGCTTCAAAAGTATTTCAACGAGATATACGTGATTGCAGATAACGATGAAGCTGGCGGTAACATGAAAGACAAACTCATTGAGAGACTTGGCAATCGTGTTAACGTAATTAAAATAAATAAACAATACAAGGATATTGGCGACATGCCAGACGATGAAATAAAAAATCTTGAAGAAACATTTGACAAGACCATCGCTAGTATGCTACAATAATAATCCAACCAAATTAGGAGATAAACAACATGAGTATTATTCGTGGGCTTAAGGACATCAACGCTATTGTTGACAAGCCAAAGTATGAAAACAATGGGCAGAAGGTTCGCTGGGTAAAACTAGCTGACGGACAGGCTGCCAAGATTCGATTTGTAGAAGAGCTAGACAGCGACTCTGCAAGTTACAGCGAGGACCGTGGACTTTCTGTGGTCGTTGCAGAACACACCAATCCAAAGGACTACAAGCGTAAGGCTGTATGTACCATCGACTCAGAGGGTCGTTGCTTTGGTTGCGAGATGGCTCGCAAGGAACCAAAGTCAGGATGGCGTTCACGTCTTCGTTGGTACGGTAACGTAATCATCGATGATGGAACTGAGGCTCCATATGTGGCTGTTTGGTCACAGGGCATCAGTAAGCAGTCAGCGTTCAACACTATTCGTGAATACGCTATTGAGACTGGCTCAATTTCAAATCTTGAGTGGAAGATGAAGCGTAATGGTCAGGGAACTGAAACCAACTACACCTTGCTTCCTACCAAGCCAGACACCGAACCATATGCATGGGGAGAGCTGGAAACATTCGACCTTGAGAAGGTCGTTCGTGAAGTCCCATACGCAGAGCAGGATTCGTTCTACTTTGGTATGGACACTCCGTCAGTCACCTCTTCTTCAAGTATTGACTGGTAACCACTAAGGCTGTGGGGGTAGGTGTTTTGTCCCTGCCCCCACTTTCTTTAAAGTACTTGACAAGTTCAGTCGCACAATGTATACTTGTAATCTAACACAAACAAAGGATATAAATGAGCAGTTACGCTCCACTACACGTTCACACACACTACAGCCTATTTGATGGCATTGCAACCCCACAGGAATACGTTGACCGTGCCGTATCTGTAGGCATGACTTCTATTGCAATCACAGACCATGGTTCGCTATCAGGACACCGTGAGATGTATCGTGCTGCCAAGGCTGCAGGTATTAAGCCTATTCTCGGTGTTGAGGGGTACATCTGTAAAGACCGCTTTGACCACGAAGAGAAGGATAAGACAGACCTTCTCAATCTAAACTACAACCACCTTATCATCCTAGCCAAGAACGCACAGGGTCTAGAGAACCTTAACAAGCTAAATGAGATTGGTTGGACTGAGGGATTCTTTAAGAAGCCTCGTATCGACTGGTCTGTGCTAGAACAGTATAAGGAAGGTCTAGTCATAACCTCTGGATGTTTGTCAGGATATCTATGCAAGGCTATCGAAGCAGACAACCTGGCAGTAGCCAAGGAACATATCCAATGGGCTAAGAAGACTTTTGGTGACGATTACTACATTGAGGTAATGCCACACAACCCAGCAGAAGTAAATAAGATGCTTCTTGAGCTTGCAGATGAATTTGATGTCAAGCCTGTCATTACTCCAGACTGCCACCACGCACACGAGGGACAGCGTGAGATTCAGGAACTTAAACTAATCCTAAACTCATATTCCAACAAGACTGCAGATGGTGCAACATTCGCAGGTACACAAGACTACGATAACCTGATGGATAAACTTGACTACCTATATGGTGCAGACCGTCAAATGTCATTCAAAGACTTTGAGATTCACCTGCTATCTGATGAAGAGATGCGTAACGCTATGCTAAAGCAGGGTATTGACCGTGAGGACATGTACCAGAATAGTCGTGATATTGCAGACCAGATTGAGGATTACAATATTCAGGACTATGCTGACCTGCTTCCAGTTCAGTATCAGAATCCAGATAAGGAGCTAAAGGAACTTGCCCTTGCTGGTCTAAAGGCTAAGGGTCTTGCTGACAAGCAGGAATACCTAGACCGCCTAGATGAAGAACTTAAGATTATTAAGGATAAGAAGTTTGGTCCTTACTTCCTAGTTGTACGCTCCATGATTGCATGGGCTAAAAAGGAAGATATCATGGTTGGTCCAGGTCGTGGTTCTGCTGCAGGTTCGCTGCTCTGCTACGCCCTAGAGATTACAGACATTGACCCAATTGAGCATGGTCTTCTGTTCTTCCGATTTATTAACCCAGAGCGTAATGACTTCCCAGATATTGATACAGATATTCAGGATAGTCGTCGTGAAGAAGTTAAGGACTATCTGGTTCGCCAGTATCGCCACGTTGCATCCATTGCCACATTCCTTGAGTTCAAGGGTAAGGGTATTGTTCGTGACATCGCTCGTGTGCTAAACATTCCACTACCAGATGTTAATAAGGTTCTCAAGCTTGTTGATGACTGGGACGAGTATTGCACATCAAAGTCTACTGCAGAGTTCCGTGAGAAGTATCCAGAGATTGAGTATTATGGAGAGCAACTTCGTGGTCGTATTCGTGGTACTGGTATTCACGCTGCAGGTGTTGTAACTTCTAAGGAGCCTATCTTCAAGTATGCTCCACTAGAGACACGCACAACTCCAGGTAGCAAGGACCGCATCCCAGTTGTGGCAGTAGACATGGAGGAGGCAGAGCGTATTGGTCTAATCAAGATTGATGCTCTGGGTCTAAAGACTCTATCCGTTATTCAGGACACAACTAAGATTATCGAAGAGCGTACTGGTGAAAAGATTGACCTACACGCTATCAGCATGGAAGATGCTAACGTCTATCGTATGCTATCTGACGGATACACTAAGGGGGTGTTCCAGTGTGAAGCTACGCCATATACCAACTTGCTAGTCAAGATGGGTGTCAAGAACTTTAACGAGTTGGCTGCTTCTAACGCTCTCGTTAGACCAGGTGCTATGAATACCATTGGTAAGGACTACATTGCTCGTAAGCACGGTAAGCAGAACATCTCTTACCACCACCAGTTGATGAAATCATTTACTGCTGAGACATATGGCTGTGTTCTATACCAGGAACAGGTTATGCTTGCCTGTACAGAACTTGGTGGCATGACAATGGCTGAGGCTGATAAGGTTCGTAAGATTATTGGTAAGAAGAAGGATGCCAAAGAGTTTGACGTATTCAAGGAGCGATTTGTTACTGGTGCTTCTAAGCACATTCGTCCAGAAGAGGCTGAAGAACTATGGCACGACTTTGAGGCTCACGCAGGGTATTCCTTTAATAAGTCTCACGCTGTGGCATACTCAACGCTATCATACTGGACAGCATGGCTAAAGTATCACTTCCCAATTGAGTTCATGTATTCATTGCTCAAGAACGAGAGCGATAAGGATGCTCGTACAGAATAT